TCCAAGCGCCACTGAAAACGATAACTTCGTCGGAATTGCAGCAATGCTTGAAATGGGAATGGCGGTAGCCGCTACTGGAATCCATGTAACTTTAGCATAGTAATCAGCGGTAGTACAATCCGCAGATGCAACCACAAGCGCCTTACCATCAAGTGTTTCATTAGAAACGCCATTTGCAGCAAGTGACAACGTATAATTACCCATTACCTGAAATCTAGGAACATTAATTTGTAAATAGTCTACAATAACGCCAGTATTATCACGAACCTGAGCAATTAGAGTCAAGTCTACCACACTAGGGGGCGTAGTTGATTCAATGGTAATTTGATCCGAAGTTGTAGACGTAATGTAAACCGCATCTACCTTTTGCGATCCACCACCAGAAACAGTAATGGTTTTAGTAGAGGGGGTTACGGTTTGAATTGTACCGTCGGGTAGGAAAACCGTTACATCGCCAATAGGAGTTAATGTAACTAAACCATCACCAGCAGTTAGTTGAACGCATTCAGTCTGAGTTACATTAACCGCACCATTCTTTACCAACTGTCCAGCATTAATAGCTAAAATTGTTTTACCAAAAATAGCTTGCTCAATTTTAACTTCCAGTACACGGTCATGAATATACGTATAAAGCAATGGGTTGTTAATTCCACCTCTGACATCAGTCTGAGCAGTTGTCAAGGTGAAAGCGGAGGTAATATTAGCCTTACCAAAAGCTAACGCTTCTCCCGTATTTGGGTCGCGTAATACTGCGTCCGCGACACTCACAAGAAATTCATTATTTGCCATATTTTTTACTCCTTATTTTTTTATTATTGGGCTACTTGAAAAACTTCACCCTTTTTTACGAACTCATCTTTACTTATTAAAACACTATCATATCTACCAGAAGATTTCTTTGAGTTATACAAATAATGTTTTATTTGTCCACCCTTTATACTTATTTGTCCACTAACCTCTAATGGTCTATACACATCGTAATCATGTAAAGTTATTAACTTTTCCATTTGATTTCTAAATTGGTAAATAGTATAATTTTCTATTTCTGGTAAAGTTTTTTTCATCATAGAACAAAATGTAAATACTTCATCTGCAAAATTAACATTTGGAGCATCTTTATTTATAAAAGCAAGCTTATCTTCTAATTCTGGATTATACGATTCTACGTACTCCAAAGATAAACCATTTTGTTCTAGTGAAATAGCCCTTATATCCTCAAAATCACTTTCTGTTATTGACACATCTCCAGTTTTAATCACAATATCAAAATCATCAGAATCTTTAATTTCTTTATAATTAAATTCTATATCATCTTCTCTAAAAAGATATTTTAAAAGTTTTAATAATTCTTTACCCTTATCTTCTGCATCAACTCCACGTTGAACTATATACAACAAAAATTTTAAATAACTCATTTTTAATATATTTTTATCTGGTATATAGTTTTTAGGATACGCAAAATTACGATAAAAAAGATTCTGAATTTCTATGTCTTTTATTTTTATGGGGTATATTTTTAATCCTTTATATTCTTGTGGATAGCCCCAAATGTCACATTCCTCTCTATATATTGATCTGATTGAATCATTCATTTTATCCCAACATATGATTACACATTATGAGCGCTCTCCCCTTCATTGGAATAGTACCTATTATTATTGCCTTACTTCTATTTTGTCTAGCATCAAAATACAATCTTCCAACACCAGTAATATCAGCGCCATTAAAAATTTCAATCAATTTTTGAGTTATTGTATCAATTCTTGTAGTATAATTTGCTAAAGTATTTATTTTGTAATGGGAATATACTTCAAACCCCATAGTAACATGACCATAAATATGATTAGTTGGTATTAATTCTATAGGGGTTATCCTCAAAACAGTAGACTCGTGTAACCAAGAATCGTCTTGTCCCACATCCATAAACACTCTAAAATCTGTTATATTTTCTTGTCCAGCGTATATTAAATCCGCCTTTTCAGCACGAGTTAAATCTGCTCTTGAATAAGCTTTCGCTTCGTTATATTTTAATAGTTTCCAAATTAACTCGTCATTTTCCATTAAATAACTAATACAATTATAAGATAATAATGGAAGATTAGTAAATTTATTATATTGTTCTTGATTAATATCTGTCATTTTATCACCATGCACCACGCATCTCTAGCTGAATTTGTCTTGCAAAACTTCCAGAAGTACAATTAATTACCAAGGGATAATCTAAGAAAAATTCTTTATTTTCAATAGAGAAATTATTTCCACTCCCTGTCGTCAATGCATAATGATCAATTGGAACATTTGCATTAGCTAGAGTCATTGTAAATGTATTTGCTTGAACTGAACCGTTGGTATATAAATAAACATCATAGTCAATCTTATCATTTTCTAATATATAATCTGGATTGGGCGTTATTCTTATCTGATAATCCGTAATTGCAGACGCAGAAACATTGATCAATAATGATCCGCTTACTGCGCTATTACTAGTCATTGAAACCGTAGCTATACAAGAACCAGCGGAAATTAACATTATTAATCCGCTACCAGAAACAGTGGATACTTGACTATTACTAGTTACGTAGCTCAATGGTCTAGTTACTGCCGTATTATTAAAAGTAAGCACAGAATTTAGTTGAATAGAATCCGATATGCCACCATTTATAGCGGATGGACTTATGGTAATTCCATAAACTATTTTATTGTAATCTGCTATTCCTAAGGTTATATCGTCTGTTTCTGTATTTACAAAATTCCCGCCCATTGATAAAGAAAGCATGGATGCAGATTCATCGTCTAACGTTTGTTGATTCAGATAACTTCTCAATCCATCCCCGAACACTTTAAACGCTATTCTATTTTGAACGCTACCAAATAAAAATCTTTGATTTCCTTTTATTTTTTTTGTTTTGTCGTTTAATTGAGAAAAAACCTCTATATATCCCTGAGGAGTAACTGGATTATAAGTCCCAACCTCATCTCTAGGACGACTGATTTTATATTCTATGGAACAAGGCTCTTCATAATAAACACCATTTTCATCAACCCATCTAAGACGATTATTACATCTTCTTATAGTGCAACTAGCGGTAAAGTTTTTTACAACTTCACTATTAATTACTATCCAATAATTATTATTGAAAAAATATTTTGTACCAATACTAGTAGCATGTTGCAAATCTCTGAATATAATATTTTTAAAGTCGTCACCCAATTTTTCGCCAGTATACGTATTAACTCCCCTGTTTACCCTTACATCTATATCCACATAAGAACCAGATGCGAATGGATATTCTTCTTGTACTGCAAACGAATCTGGCGCATTATAAAATTGTTCATTAACAAATGCTTGATATTCGCTTAATATTCCACAACCAGTAGTATCATTATAGATGTTGGTCATAGCTTCCATATATTTATAAGCCATTCTTAACCTCCATCAAATAATTGATTTTTCCATTGCGACCAGTTATTATGTCTAAGACCATAATCAACCATTAATTGAGAAATTTCTTCTTTCTTAGAATTATAATAATCTTGTTTCGCTTTTAAATTTTGAGCTTGACTATAAGTTTTAAAGTCATGATCTTGAATCAGATTGTCCATTTGCAAAACATTCTGTACCTGTTTTTGCATCCAATATTTAACCATCATTTGTGCTAATATATTTTTATTTTCTTGATTTAATGTTTGCGTAAAAGTTTGCGTAGTGGAATTATAAATTAAAGATTGATTGCAAACAGTAAAATCTCCAATCGCAAATACTAACCATCCTTCAAGATAATTGTTAAAATCTGTTATAGAGGTCTGATATAATGCTTGTAACTGATAATCACTTTGTAACATCATAAATAAATCAAAAATATCAGTAAAACTTGTTCCCGCCATTAGACCTCCTTTCTTACTTCAAATTAAAAACCTCTATTTTCATAGAGGTTATTGATAAAACATAAATTTTATATTTCCTTAAGTATCAAATTAATTGGTGCATCTGCTATTACTTGATTAATGGGAGACCCATTATTACCTCTGCGTAATTTTAAATAATTCCAACCAAAAAATGTCAATGGATCAACAGACAACGCCATTGGACTCCCCGAAAGCGTATACAAAACCTCTCCACTAGAATTATACAACGGATAATATGTAACACCATCATCAGAACCTAAAAATGTTAAACTCGTAGAAGTTAAATAACTACCCGTTGTTATACCAGTAAGCATATATTGATTCATTTTTATAGCATCACTTTGAGATGCGCCAACTACTATTGTTGTTGTTTTTGTTAAAATACTACTCATATATTTTCCTCCTACGAAATATTATTCTATTTCTTTTGTTTTTTTATCGCTTAAATTTCTCAAGTATTTAGATTCTTCTACTTTTTTAATTAAGTCAAATCCAACAACTCTTGATAATCTATCAACAAAATTTAAATCTATATCTCTGCCATTTACCATTTCAATAATGATAAGATTGCAAATACTTTCTTGCTGTTTTTTGTTCGCAGTCTTAAATAAATTAACCGCATCAGATTCGTTACCTTCTAATATTCTTTCCATGTTTTCTTTAGTAAGTAACTTAGTATACAATTCGTCTAATCCATGTCTACGAATAACTTTTTTATCTAAGATCATAAATAAACCATCATTTAAAAAATTTTGATGATTTTCAATTATGTCAACTAAATCGTAATAAAGGATTCTTTTAACTTGACCAAATTTTTCAAAATTAAATGATTTTCCTCCCTTACCCCCCATTTTCGTGCTTAAGGTTAAAGTATGAGAACATAAACTCATTACTTTTATATAAGCATCATGATCTATTTTTACTTCATCGTCTTCTATGTTTTCCGTTTCTGGTATAGAATTAACTTTTTCTCCCATTAATTTTTCAACTAATTTAGTTAAATTTTCAACTTGTTTCTTTAAATCTTCATTATTTTCTGGTAATCTTTTTGATTTTGTAGTTGTAACCATTTCCTCTTTACTCCTCTGAACTAAAGTTGTAGATAGGGGATTTCTCCCCTATCTATTTTATAAAAAATTATATCGTGATTACGCCAGCCACCGCATTGGTAGCCACGCCAACACCCCAAGATTTCCACAAGGTGGAATTCTGAGTTAAATTGGCGTTCTGGAAAGTAGAATCTGTATTAGACAGGGTAGAACCTTCCAAGACAAGTTTGATAAGCTTCTGTGAAGTAGGTGCTAAAACCCAAATATAAGCGTTGCTCAATGCAGTCCCAAAGGGAGTGGCAATATCAACTACTTGCGGCAGAGCAAGAACATCATAGCCAAAAGCAGTTCTAACATAACCTAACGTCATATACTCATCATTCAGAGTGTATCTGTAATTAGCGTCATCGGGTAACACATTGACTAATCCCAACTGAGTACCAACAATAATTGCCTTCGCTCCACCAGACCAAGCAGTAACTTGCTGACAAAGACGCACAAGGTTAGCCTGTGAATAACCGCTAATCTGCAAACCAGTTGTTGCAGTCGAAGAAAGATTAGCCATCGCCGTAGCAAAAGCATTATAAGCATCAAGAGTCATAGCGGTTTCCATTGATCTCACAACTTTAGCAACAAAAGCAGCTAAAGATTCTTTTCCAGCTAACACTTTATATAAACTAACCTGTACGGTTAATTCGTGCATTACTGGAAGAATAGTAACCTGACCTCTGAACTGCTTGTGAACTTCTGTGCTTTTCTGTGACTTACCATGAACGGAAACCACAAACAAATCACGTGGTTCTATTTCAAATGAGGCAGAATCTCCCCAACCAATTGTTCTAACATCTGTGTAAAGACCAATGGTGTCAATAATTGACTCTGGTAAAATCATGTCAATCATCGCACTAACAACCGCGAAAGAAGCCCAAGAGATCATAGGATTAGTTACCCACTGTTCCAAAGGAAGTTCGTTAAAATTCTGAACTCCTGAAACTCTCACGATTTCTTTGCGTAAAGCCGCATTCATCAAATCTTCTTTTTCAGAAAAGCTAATGGGTTTACCATCTTCTTTTACTGTTTGAAATTCTACGTTTTTCTTACTGGTCTGTGACAGATAATGATACCAATAGTCACGAAACATAAGATATGGGCCAAGATTCTTTTCTCCGCCAGCGAAAGTAATAATGTTACTTTGAGTTTTCATATTTATAATATTCCTCCTAATTATTTTTTTATGTTAGTTAGCGATAACTACCATTTTGTAGGCAGTGATTCTCTGTGAATCAATAGCACCAGAACCAACGCTAACATATGTGGTCGCCAAATACGCCAATGAAAGCGCGGAAGCCGTTTGAGAAGAACCCCAAACCAACTTATAAGTTGCGGCAGCGGAATTAGCAAAAGCATTGCTTGATTTACTATTATAAAATGCGTCTGCCGTCATAGTAAGAATATCGCCCACCTGTGGTTTGAATGCATCAAATACGGTAAACCCAGGAACATAGAAATCCTGTGGGTCTACGTCAATGCCTTTGAACTGTTTAGTTCCGGCAGTAGTTACAACAATTTCTGGACTATAGCACATCCATAAATTATCATTGGTACTGGCGGTAGTAGAGGGTGAGGTAGCCAACCAAACTTCGCTCAAACCAGTAGTCGAAGACTGAGTATCCAGACGGAAAACGAAACCATTATCCATGTCTGTCGAGCCGACCTCTGAACCACTAACTGCGCTACGATTAAGTGAACCAATATCCTGTGCTGCAATTTTATTGGGAACGAGAATTGCGTGTGTAGTCATATTTAAAAAATCCTCCTAACAAATTTTATATTAAAAATTAACCCCATAAGGAGTTACTTTGCTTGTCTGATCTGCCAACAAAAGGCATACCAATTCTCATAATACCTTCATTTACTTTTTCGGCATTATCTTTCTTTGCGAAATCAAAAGCAATCGCTTTGCAATGATTTTTCCAAGACTCAATGTCTTTCAATGCAAATTTATCCGATTCGGTTTTCATTTCTTCCATTTTTTCTTGAGGAATGTCAGCAGATAACTCCATCTCTTTGAGAGTCTTTTCTACTTCAAATTTCTTTTGTTCCTCTTCTGCTTTTGCCTTTTCCGCCATATATGCTTTTTCTTTTTCTTCCATTTTTTCCATGCACTTAGACATCTTGCACATTCTACTATATAATGCAGTCATACCCTTGCAAAAATCTTTGGATTCAAAAGCATTGGCAAATTCTTCTGTCTCACCTTCGTCCGCAACTTCACTCCATTTTGACGTTTCATTTTTTAGAAACGATAAAACGGCTTCCATATTGGCATCATTTGACATTTTTTCTTTATCTTCTTCATCTTTGTCTTCTTTTTCTTCTTCTTTCTTTTCTGCGTCTTTACTGTCGGTATTTTCTTCCATTTTTTCAGGTTCTTTTTTTTCTTCTTCGGAAGCCATTTCTTCTTTTTTATCTTCTGGTTTTACTACTTCTTCTTCTTTCTTGTCTTCGGCTTCCATTTTTTCTTTTTCTCCCATATTTTTCTCCTTCTCAGATTCATCACTGGTTGTGGAATCCGCATTTTTATTATTACCTTCTTCGAAATATGACAAATGTTTGTCATCTATTTCATTTAATTGGTCTAAAATATCTTTGCTCCATTTCAAACCATCATTACCACCGTAAAGCAGGAAAGAAATATACTCTTTATTTGGTATTTCTTTATCAAAATTGTCTGCTTTATGTTTCAAAAAAAAGTCATAAATATGCCTTATTTTTTGTGGTGTTATATTATTATTTTTTATTAGAAACCTAGCGATTGCCAAATTAACTGAATTGCCCCCCGTTCCATTTTCTTTGTATAAATCAAGCCCTCTTTGAGCATTTGTTTTTATATTTTGGGATATTGTAAAATCAACATCATCATATCGTAATGAAAATTCTTTTTTATAAGCTTCTTGATATTCTTGTTGATCATCTGAAAACTGTAATACCGAACTATTAGCTCCGGGTATAGCTGGAGTAATAATACTGCCTAACACAGTAATCGCCTCATAAACATAATTTTTTAATTCAGTCAAACCATCTTCTCTTTCGACAGAATCTGAAACGGTTATTTCTACTGAAACTGGTTTTATGTTTCCATCACGTTTAAAAAATTCTAGTAACCGTCCGCTATATTTTTTCCAAACATATGCAATGGTAGAAAGCATTATTCTCCCGTCATCCATTGTTTTTCTTTTTATTTCAGCTCCTTCTTTTACAAAGCCAGCGGGAACTTCAAGAGAATCGTGAGTCCCTATATCGTTAAATGTGGAATCATATTTCCACACCACAGGCTTGTTGTAAATTGTATTCGCCGTCTTTTCTAGCACTTCGGGAGAAACCGTCATGTTATGCTTATTTAAGCCACTTGCAAAAAAATCAAGACTCAATATTGCAAAACTTGAATCTGGATTTTGATCTTCTGTTAGTTCTACGTTTTCTACTTCAAAACTTAATCTTTCCAATTTTCCTCCCTTCTGGAATATTCTTTTTTATTCCTAGAATGATTTTACAATTTTCAACCAAAAAGGAAAATTGTCTAAAACCTCTTTTAATAATGGTGTATTTACAAAATAATAATATTGATTATCTTGATAAATCATTGGAATATGTAAATTAGTTTCTAAATATTTACCAATAAATTTGTTACATTTAAACCAACTATTAAGTTGTTCTTTTGTAGGATTCAATATGTACAAATCTATCCTCCGAAAGTCGCGTCGAACAAAACTAAGTCTTTACTTGCCTTTACCTTTTCCGCAAACGCTTGGGCAGAATCCTCTTCCTCAACCTGCTCGTTCAGCATATCCATCAAAAACGGCAAATCAATAAAAGATTTTTCATCAAACGCTAAACTATAAATCGCCTCAATTGATTCTGTCGTAGCAACCTCCGTGTCAACAAAAGCGTCTGCAACAGTACTCACATCAAATAACTTTAGATTGGGAGAATCAATTTCTTCTAAAGAAACCATTCCCCCAATCCTATCGTTAATATGTTGCATAAATTTATCTGCATGTTCTTTTTCTTGATTCGACTGATCCTTGAAATATTTTGCTAAGTTTTTTAATTGTAAGTTTTCGAAAAAGGAAGCAATTTGCATGTACTTTGTAACATTTCTAAGTTCGTGAGAAATTTGTAAGTTTAAAACTTCATTTAATTCCTGAGATAATTTCACAAAATTTACCTCCTTATATGTAAAATTTTACCAAACCAGCCAATTAATTATGTCATTAGTTTTCATAGCATAACTAGCCGTAGTATCACCATATAAAACTAAACTTCCATTTGTGTTTACGACGTAAGCATGAAGTATCAAACTACCAGACTGGTTAATGTTTAGCACATAACCAACTACAGCTCCAAGAGTAGTCACGATAGTCACAACGCTTGCATTGGAATTACTGGCGCTTACCACCAATTTACCCGTTGCTCCAACCGTAGTTTTAGGCGTACTATCAGTCTGTAAACTCTGAACCACTGTACCCAAGTTTACATTCTTTGACGCTCTGTTCATTTTATTTATTTTAGCTGCATTAGCATTTGAGATAGGCATAGTTTACCAAACCATCCAATTAATTTTATCGTTCGTTTTAATAGTCAAAGAAGCTGTTACATCACCATATAAAACTAAACTTCCGCCCGTATTTGTAATGTAACCTCCACTCACTCTGCTACCAGATTGAATATAATTTAAAACATATCCTGCAACAGATGATAACCCACTAACAATTGTAATAACGCTTGCATTTGAATTGCTCGCGCTAACTGTAAGCACTCCACTAAAACCAAGCGCAACCTTTTGTGCCTGACAAGCGGAAGTCAATTGCGAAATACTAACATTGTGAGATACAAGTGAAGCGCTATATGTAGCACAGGCAGAACTTAAAGTAATAAGCGAAGCCGTATGTATTGCGCAAGCTGAATTCAATATAGTTACAGAAGCAGAAAGCATCGCAACCGTCGAAGCAGAAGCGGTGACATCCTCTGTTTGTAATTGCTGAATGATCGTACCCAAATTAACATTTTTAGACGCACGATTCATTTTATTAATCTTTGCGGCATTTGCATTTGAAATTGTCATAATTTTTAATCCTCCTAAATTTATAAAACATTTTATCTTTTCAAAGTTGACTTTTAATCAACTTTATAATTTAATTACACTTTCCCTCCTTTGGCTACATTACCTCCATCACTACGAGTTTGTTCGCCAGAATCGGTTAATTCAGAATCTTTCTTTTGAGGACGACCAGTTGTTTGCTCTTCTTTGCTTATTTGCGAAGCTAATACAATAGGAGTTAGTTTATCTACCCAATCTGTATTTTGACATTCCTCTAATTGTCTTTGGAGCGTTATTGGATTCATACCAATAGCCGCCGCAATTTTTTGCGGTAATACAACACCTATGCTCGCTAAAGTCATAGCAGTATCTAATCTTCTTTGTCTATCATTAAAAAATTGAGTTCCTTCAAAATGAAATCTAAATTTATAATTTTTTGTTAATTTATTAATGTGATAATTCATAAAATCTTCAAATTGAGGATATAATGCATTCATTAATTGCTCATCAACATTTAATGATAATTGAGTTTCTATTGTGTTCATTTTAAGGTCACTAGTAAAAATTAGATTGGTATTTACTCCGCTGGTTGCTAAAGTATTTTTTAAATAACTATTATAAACTGCATTCTCCGCAGGAAAAGCAACTTGTTGCATATTTTCTAATGGAGCGGCAGCTACTTTTATACTGTCACCAATTGCAGATTTAACTAAAGCCAAAAATTGACCAAGGGTTTGTGGTAAAATATCAAATTGATCTTTTATTTTAGCCGTAGCATCCTTAATCCGGCCAACTTGACCTATTATCAATCTCGCCGCAACACTCATATTAATATTTTTTTGTAAGGCTCTCATCGTTCCTTGCTGTACCAAGTCAAGAAATAATCCGCTAAAAAACGGAAGTCTTGTAGCAGAAGAAGGATTCATTTTCCAACACCAACCAACATCTACTGGTATATCTTGCCAATAAACCCAAGATGAATTACCTCTATTGGTTGGCGATAAAGATGGAACATAAATATCTTTTCCATTATTTTTTACCCAATAATCATTATATTTTTTCTTAAAGAAAGGTGGATAAAGATCAATATCAACTCCGGGTTGTATAAACCAATACATATTCAAAGAATACAATAAACCATAATCCCAACGACCCGTGATCATTGTGTAATTTGGAGACGATGGCATTTCTTGTAATATAACTTTAGTTCCATCATATCTAGGACAACAAAAATATGCTTCATTCCTTAATAATTCATTGGTTACTAAAGTAAATTCTTTTTTATAATCAAATGAATCTGTAAATTGTTTTAATATATCTAAATCTTTTTGATATTTTGGAGATTTATATTCATTAGGTTTACAATTAATGCTTTCGTATGTAAAGTCAAACGCTAATAAGTTTCCTAAATAGCTTAATAATCTTTTATATGGTTGTGATTGTATTTCGAAATCTTGACTGAATGCTTGTAATGCCAATTCCGAATCTTTAGGACTCTGCATTGCATCCGCCAAAGAATCTTCTGTTGCTTGCAAAGGATTTAAAGATACATCTTTCATCCTTTGATTAAGTAACATTGGAGTTAATATACCGGGATACATAGATTGAGCAAATGTCAATACATCCCAAACCTCTTGCTGTGAAAGCAAAATTTTATCATTATTTTCTTCTATTTTTTTTCTTGCCAAATCAATTTACCTCCTTTCTTCAAGGTTATACTACTTGCATCATTTTCATAAGTTCTGTGAAATCATCTGAATTGTCGTTTTCTTGTAGTAAATCTTTATCGAAATGTGATATAATCCAGTTTGCGTAACTAATTGCAGAGTAACGGTCTTTGTATGTGCCTGATTTTTCTACGAGTTTGATAAGCCCGTTTACAAGGGTCATGTCGAGATTAATGCATTCTCCTATTAATAATCCAGTTTGTATATATGGATTCATAAAATATGCGAATATCTCTGAATCGTCTGGATTATTTATCATTTCTTTATTTGATTTTAATAAGTATTCTTCGGCTTCACCATCCGAAATAAGAAAATTCCATAATTTTTTTTGTAATGAACTACGAAATGCAACCGCTATCTGGTTATTAAGACTTTGGGTGGCCGAAATTGGGAATATAACTTGTTTCGCTCCTAATCCCAAAGTACGTTGTTGGAGTTCTTGTCGAACTTTTTCATCTATGAATTGAAATTGAGGGCCAACCACTGTAAAAGCAGGAAACTCAATTCCCCGCTCGTCACATACTGTCACCTGCGAAAGAGCATCATAAATTGCAATTCCAGCGTTCATCATATCCAGAACTAAATAATCCGCCTCAAAATCTTCGAATAATTCTTTTATTCTTTTAGCTTGAACTAAAGTGTTCGTGCCTTTGAAACTTTCCGCATACAAAAGTTGACGATTGTACCCCTTTCCTAATAATGGCAAACAACGAATAGCACCATTAATACTAAGATCGTTTACTTTATTAGCGCGAGTAGCAATGTCACATGTTATAAAACGTATTTCACCTTCTGTTTTTTTAATTTCGTAGGGATTTTTTTTAGTATATGTATCACTTTTTTGGGGATAAAATGCTTTTTTAATATTTCTATTAAATAATGTTGATTTAAAATAACTTTTACCTGAGCTTCCAGAGGGTACGTTGAGGTACTCATGTTGGACGCTGGTTGCATCCATGTCCGCCATTTCATTTTTTAACATAGTTTCTGACTTTATATTATGATGTAATGTAATTAGATAATCGAAAGCTAAAAACCCCGTACTTTCATCGCCATTTACAACTCGCATAATGCATGATTTTGTCATCTCATACCAATATTCAGATTTAAACCAAGCGCTGGTAATAAAAGCAATTGCTCCCTCTTCTTTTAAAAGAGGATCATTTCTATACTCTAACTTGTCCTTGAAGGGCGGATTACGAATTTCAAGAAATGGTTTAATTACAGAATCCAAGATTTCCTTTGGTATCAATCTACTTTCTTCTACCAGAATAAAATTCGCTCTATTTCCGCGCGAAGAGTCGCTACTTGGCACTATTTTTATAGTGCTACCATTATGAAAAATTGCTTGATAGTTATTTGCATTGTAGGTAATACTGTAAATTTCGCGAGCAACATTTGGATAGTTATCACGTAAACTCGTAAGCTTCTCTGATAGAACCAAACCGCCTTGTTTTAAAGTTTTGCCGCAGACTACCACTTTTATGCCCGGATATAAAGTACACAATGTTAAAGCCCATACAGCTAAAATCCATGTCTTACTTGCCGCTCTACTTGCGACAATATAACTTAAATTACATTTTTGAAGCATCCAGATCATTAGGATTTCGAATGGATGTAGGTGAATTCCAAAGTACGATTCGATCAATCTGACAGGATTTCTTCGCATAAAAGTAATCCAGCGTTTCAAATGTTCTTTACGTTCTCCCTCTATTTTATCATGACGCGTCATATCTTTTGGTTTTACGGACAAACTTTTAGAAGATGCATTCTTAATTTGTTGATTGCGATACGGACGCGGACTAGTCGGAGACATATTCTAATGTATCCTTATCCATTATCAACCTCGTCTAACGCATCAACAATATTGTCAAAATCACTATCGTCATTACTGTCTTCTTCATCTTTTCCAATGTTAAAGTCCCTCGAAAGCCCCGTGAAATTTCTCAAACTTCTGACTAAATATTTTTTCCAATATACGTCAATTTTGTCGTAATCTTTGAAAAGAGATTTGTCCTTATAATAATCTGCTGGTTCATTCTGCTCAATTATCTTGATAAAATTAGAGAAGGTATCTTGCGACTTTCCAGAATTCAATGCATTGGCCTTTGCCGGATCAAGACTCGCCGTGCGCATCAAATCCTGCTTTTCTTTGACTAATGAAGCGGTTGATTGACCTAATTCGCGTTTTTTTCTAATTTCTAGTTCTTTATGGCATAGCTCTTTTAGTAAAGAAATTTCGGCCTTGCTATCTGCACGGTGTGTTGCTTTCCAATCGCTCAACTCCCGTTCCAGAAAATCATAATCCTCAAACGTCATCCCGTTTCCCCAAAACGCATGCAAATAATCAATATCATTTTTCTCTAAATCATCTTCGCTCAATTCAGATTGAATCGCCTCAGTTGGTTCATGGAAAGTCATATCCAGCGTAAGCGAATCGCGTTCATACATCGCTATGTCCATTACCGCCATAATACGAGATTTATATACTCCGAAAAAAGGAGGCGCTGATCTACCCTTCGACTCAAACGTTGTCAAATGCTTAACCGCCGCATCAACCGCTCTTTCATCATATTTAATATTTAAAATCCTACAAGTCTTCAAAGCAGCCTTATAAAAATCTAATTCACTTTCATAAATCCTACCAAAAATATCATTAATACAAGTCATACAAATAGACATTTTACCATTAGTGTCCAAGAAAAAATCAGTAGCATCATAGAACATTCTTGGCGACTGAATCTTCTGACATTTTCTACAATAGCAAGCGGATAATTCTTGTCCAGTTTTGCTAACGTAAGTTTTAGTTCCCTGCCTTTTACTTTTTATAGGCATTTCTATCACCTCTCCACAATTAATAAAAGTCTCATTTTATTCAATGCGACTGTTTATCATAAAATTATTTTTATTGCTCAAACTAACATATTTTTTCTTTTATCTTTATCCAGTTCGTTTATCTTATTCCTGGAAACCGCCCCACAATTTGCACAACGAAAAGTATCATATTTTCCTGTTGGTGTATAATAAAATTTATTATAAATAATCACATCTTCACTACCACACTTGGGACACATTTTTTCCTCTGTGTCAAAATATAAAGATAAATTAGGATGAGATTTTACAAATGGACGTACTCTATAATATAAATCTTCCGTAGCACAAGTATCTTCTCTGCAATATTCATCCATCTTCTTGAGAGATTCTTCGTCGCCCTCCATACACTTTCTCCACAAGATAAATCCTTCGTTTTCCTTTTTCTGTTTTATTCCTAGCATCTTATTCATATACTTTAGTGAATTAGACGGAAACGAAAATGCATTCTTGGCTACTTGCAAAGTGTCAACTATTAGATAATG